TTGCACAACTAATTATCGTAACACGGAGATTACTTTCTATAGTGGCAGAGATACTACTGTAGATGCTTCAGGTGCTAGTAATACTACAGACACTGGACAGGAAGCCCAATCGGATCTTACACCCCTGTTAGAAGCTGCAAAGTCTGTAATCTCTGGTAAGACTACAAGTATTATTGATCAAATTACAGAGACCATTGAGAGTGGTAACATCACGGAGGTAGAATAATGCAGTGGTCAATACAGGTAAAACTTGATGATGCTACTGGCGTAGCTACTGTAACAGAGTGTAAGAAACTCTCACCTACTGCCCCTGTTCCTTCTACTCCCCCACAGGTTGGAACTAAAGTATTCCCTGATTGGATCACCTTCGAGGCTTCTAGTGATGTAGCTACTGATCAGTATGCTGGTAAAGCTGTAATACTTCTTCCTGCTAGTTGGTTATCTAAAGTAAAGTCCCTTACCCTTAATGGTGAACAAGCCTTTATAGATGTACCTTACAAGGGTATTCCTGTCTTCAGGTTTACAAAGAATGGAAATGACTATGCTCGTCCACTCAAGGTTGTTATTACTGCAGTAGATGGAACTGTATACACGGCTACTACTGGCAATGCAACTACTCCTTCCGGGTCTGGTAAGAATGTAGAGACCTCGAATACTTCTGCATGGGCTAATGGGAACAGAGACCACTTCAGATTATCTAAGAGTGGATCATCTTATGGTTCTAATATTACTCTTGAGTTCTCTAATGGACATAAGGTAGTTGTACCTAACGGTGCTACTAGGAAAGAGTGGCCTGATGGTACCCTCTGGAAACCTGTTTCAGATAGTAATGGCAAGGCTGTAGTCCTTGGCCCTCGTAATGTACATATAGCTTCAGTGATTGTGAGGTACTAATATGGAGTATATAGAGTATAGAGATGGGTTTAAGTATCAACTAGCGAAGAGCTATACTACTAAGACTGATATATTGGGGTTTGATATTGATACAGCATATATTAAACTGACTCCTGATGGTATCTTGAAGCTTAAGAACGGATATGCAACCGATGGTGCCAGTGGACCTACTATAGATACAAAGAACACTATAAGGGGTGCTTTTGTACATGATGCTCTATATTACTTAATTCGTAATGGATATATAGGAATAGAGTGGAAGTCTTATGCTGATAAGCTCTTGAAAAAGATGCTTATAGAGGATGGGATGTGGGCTCTTAGAACCAACGGGTGGTATCTGGGAGTTAAGTGGAGGGGTGCTGACAGTCTCTATCCTTCTAAAGAGAAACCTGTATTGAGAGCACCATGAATAGGAATGTACAGAAGTGGCTGATTAGAATACTTGGACATGAGGGTAGATACGTTAATGATCCTAATGACCCTGGAGGAGAGACTAAGTGGGGTATCAGTAAGCGTTCTTACCCTAACCTGGACATTGCATCGTTAACTATTGAAGATGCAGTAGAGATATATCTACGTGACTTCTTGAGGCCATTGAAGTTTGATAGACTTCCTGATGGGATAGCCTTCCAGTTGTTTGATTTTGCTGTAAACTCTGGAGTAAAGAATGCTATCATGCATATTCAGGATGCACTTGGTCTGAAGGAGGATGGTATTATTGGACTCCAGACTATAACTAAGATGAATCAGCTCAGTGAGTCTGATGCCATTATGATTATCCTCTCAGCTAGGATTAAGTATCTCATAGGCTTGAGAACTTGGGATAAGTTCAGTAAAGGGTGGATGAATAGGATAGCTGCTAATCTCCTTTATGGGGCACAAGACTCGGACTAGTATTATATAGGTACTATGAGTGGCTAAACAAATCTTAAAGAATCAATCAGAGACATTAGGGTCTCGAACAGTAACTACAAAGTAAAGGAGAAGTAAAATCATGGCTAAACAAACTGTGACCTCTGTAAGTATTTCTGATGATGCACGTGATATGATCAATGATAACTTTACATTGGTCAGATTACTTCAGCCAATAACGGTACTATTGTTATGGGTATGATGACTTGCCTTGAAGTTCCTGTAGGGGGTGCTGTTGATATTGACCTCTACTCTGCTGTTGAAGCTACTGGTGCTTATGATGGACTGGTCACTGACCTTACAGAGACTGCTCTCGTAACTGCTGGTGGTAACTGGACTCTTGGACTTGAGAAAGTATTGACTGGTATCCCAGCAGCTAATGATTATCTCTATCTGACTTCTGGTGTAGCTACTGCTGGAACTTTTTCAGCCGGGAAGTTCCTTATCCAAATGTGGGGGTATTAATATATGGCCGGATCATTGAAAGATATCTTTAATAAAGCTAAATCTGTAGTAAAGACTAAGTCTTCTTCTACACCTGCAAAGACTAAAGAGGCCTTCAAGGTTAGTAAGACTTACGCTAACACTACAGCACCGAGTAAGTCACCTATGAAGAAAATTGTTAGTGCAGCTAAGGAACAGACCAAGTCTGCTTCACCTATGCAAAAGATTTCTGCTAGAGCTAAGAGAAATTCTCGTAGCTAGAAACGACAATAGCCCCATAAGATCCATGAGGACCCTATGGGGCTGTTTGTTTTTACTTAATCTTTATTTCCCACATAACCCTAGCAACACCTCCGGTTCCTATAGGATCTTTTTTAGATTTATACTTTACGCTTGATTCTGCCCAAGATTTTCTTGGTGGTAATTCTTTAACTCTATTCCAACCTACTGCCCTAAGTGAAGCACCTGTTTCATTTGCTTGTGTATAAGTTATACATCTAAGGTATCCCATAGCTTTTGCTATCTTCCATACAGCCCCGTATAACTTACTATTAGCATTAGGTGTACCATCAGTACATGTTCTGTTTACCTCTAAAGTAAAACCATCATCTAGGTGCCTTGCTATTGGTCTTCCTGCAGTCGCTACACCTACTAAGGTATCTCCATCCTTTAATCCTACACCAAACTTCCACCCTGTAGGTGGCTTATTATGCCGATGGTGTATAGTGATAAAATCTCTAGCTTCTTTAAAAGTTATAGGAACTATTATTAGACCCATTAAAATTAAAGCCTTGTCAATAAATATACAAGAGCTACTACTACACCAACTATACAGAAAGCATCAGGCCATCCCATATCAATAAGATTCCTCTTCTCTTATTTTATTTCTCTTAATCACTATATACTCTCTACTCAAGTAGGAGTCATTAAGATAACCAAAATCTCTAGGCTCTGTAACTGCTGCTATCTTCCCACAGATATCACACATATCTTCATGCCACGTAGCTACCCCTGAAGATCTCCTACCATATCTATTACCGCACTCTAGACAGATCCATACGGGGTCTTCTATTATCTTCCTCTTCCTCATAGAATTTCTTAATGAACTCCTTAAACCCCTCAGAGGGTCTGTAGTATTTATATATTTTCTTGAAAGTATCTACTGCTTCTTTAAGACTGGAGTACTGATTATTTCTTATCATGTACATCAGACAGATAGAAGGTGCTCTAGAGTTACCAAGATTACAGTGAACTAAAGTAGGCTTACCTTTATCCATAGCTTCTTGTATGAAACTTAGAGATTTATCTATCAATGTTTGAGGTATCCATCTAGCTTCTCTAGGATCTACAAGGTTCATGTAAAGAACATCATCCCTTCTAGCCCATAAGTATTCTTTACTGTCTTTAGGGGCTGAAGCAGTCTTGTACCCCAAAAGTTCCCTATGATATGGTTCCTTACAGGCATGGATTATATACCACCCTTTAGGGTCCATGTTCTCATAGTCATGCTGAGCACCTACGAAGAGTCCTTCAGTTATCTTTGTGATCATTATGTAAGTACAAAGCAAAAGTTATATAAATAACTAAGATAAATACTATTTCTACTCCAGAAAATATAAGGATGTCTGTCATGCTCCACATGAACCTCCATGATAATTATGAACCCATTGAATATTTCCTGCAACATACCCTATAGTAGAGTCTATTCTGTCTACTGGGGCTGCTATATATTTACTAGGCACCGCACGTCCCCCCTCTGTTTGTGATTTCACATATATCGTGTGACTCGGAGAATACTTGTCCTTTATATTCCTTAGCTTCTTGGTACGGAATAGATGTCAAAGGCTGTCCACCTCTTGAACCATCGGGATAACAAGTAAACCCTCTTAATCTTGGGGCATACTTAAACAACAACTTAGCAAAAGGAATTACTGTATCTTCATTGTTTAATTCTGTACCCCAAGCAGGGAGATTAATAGTACTAGAGATTGCATGATCAACATAATCTTGGACATCTGCTTGAAAAGCTATCCGTCTTTCAGGGTCTGCTGCTAAATCTAAAGATGTCTCAATAATATTAGGATCAATACCTAATGCATCTATAAGATACTGTGCCGTACTATCTACAACATACTCATATCTCCAGCCAGATCCTCCAACCAAGTAGCGTCTCTTATACGCTACTGAAAACAACGGTTCAATACCAGTAGTTGTAGATGCTATAAGACCTGTAGTTCCTGTAGGGGCTATAGCCCTATATCCTTTTGGCCTAGCAAGATAGAATCTATCACAATGCTCATTAGCTCCACTCTCTGAGTAATCTTTATAGATACTAAGCCACTCACGAAGTTCATCATTCATTTCATACTTGTAACCTTTTCTGAGAAGCCACTCATGGATTCCCATAATACCAAGGCCTAATCTCCTATTTCTCTCCCGAATAATAGACACTTTCTGATAAGGAACATCAGCCCTCATAGATCCACATACTAAGAACTTAGCTGCTAAAGATACAACATCTTTGAGTTCTGCAAGACTTTCTATTCTTGCAAAGTTAATGCTACCTAAATTACCTCTGACGGTAGCCGATCAGATAGACAAGATCACGATCCCGCTTTCGCGTCGGACCCCCTCTTTTCCAAAAACTATGGCAGCTTATAAGAATAAGATGGAACTACGAAAGGCTCTATACCACTGAACCAAGCATCTCTGGAACTCTTTGACAGGTTCAATTGCCAGGTCTGTCCGTTTCGATTTATATTCCACACAACACCAAGCTTCTCAATAAAAGATTTCCTCAATGCATCTTGCTCCGGATGAGAGTAGGCGCATGTCGATAGTCTAATAATTAGAGAGCCTTTGTTATTTGTACAAAGACTTCCGTCATCCATGTACAAATTAGCAGCAGACTCCCAATCAAGCATAGTAAGCTGATGTGGATCTATAACTCTATGGTTACTTATGTATTGCCTTTCACGTATTCTTGTGAAGAGTGGGTGACTAGTGGTTCTAAGATCCACAACCTCTCTTCCGTCCTTTCTAAAATACTCTCTCACAGTTACAGAACAATCTGGAAGAGTTGAGAGTATACCAGAAATCTTATCCAAGTAGTCTTTATGTTTTGCATCTCTAGAAATTGCGTAGTGGGCATTATTGTTATGGGTTGCATACCCTACATATCCATCACCAGCTACACTCCAAGATACAAACTTAGACAACTGCATCATATTAGTTTTCATAGTCGTTACGGCTCCTTAATAGGCTGCCTCGGTGTTACTCCTACATCCTGGAGCGTCCACCGATATTAGAAGGTTTGCATTAGACATTCCTGCCTAATGGTGCGCTGTGTTCACACGTCACTATCGTCTTCGGAACATACTTCAGTACACGCGTTTCTTAAAGTCTCTTTACTTTTATCTCCAAAGTTAAAACTAAACCCTGGTTCACCATTAGTCATAGCGCTTCTTACATTCTGAATAAAGATATCAGGTAGTTCTTTCTGTGATAAGAAATCGTCATCATAATTGATACTAATATTCGTCATGTCTAAAGGTGCTGGATAATTGAAATCGTTGTTCTTCATATCAGCAACTGTGATAGACGTGCCAGCAAGAGGCATACTAGCCCAGTCCTTACTCTTCAGGAAGTCCCACACATCTTTATGCTTCCAGGAAAGAGATGCATAGATAGCAGACCTTCTCGACCCCCCTTGCATCACATTCCTACCTATCTCATTAATCATATACATAAGGGAAAGAGGGCCAGAAGATATACCACCAGTTCTACTTAAGAGTAAACCTTTATGTCGTAAAATAGAATAATCCACTCCAATCCCTGACCCTGCCATAAGAGATGCAGTAGCCCTTTGTGCTAAGGCTGCCCACTCCTCTCGTGTATCCTCCTCTGCTTTAAGTAGAAGGCAATTGTTCCAGAAGTGTGACCTTCTCTTAGCGTAGTAGATATATCTGCCCCCAGGAATAAACTTCATCTCTGATATATACCTAACTAACTGTCCTCTCTCCATCTGGGATAGTATCTTCCTTCGTCTACCCCACATAGACCCACAAACATCTTCTACGATATCAAATGCTTTCTCTTCCCAGGTTTGGTTATTAGATAATGCATACTTCTGATAGAATATGTTTTGCGCTATATCAGTTTTAAATACCTTTGTCATGGTTTCCTTATCATTAAGTCAAACTCATCGCTCTTAGAGAGATCATAGAAACTATAATGTTCTCCTTCTACTTTAAACCTCTTATGGAATAAGATAAGAGGGTAGTCTACATCAGAGCATTGGAAGTAGAACCCCTCATCCTCACAGAACTCTTCAAGCTTCTTTAGGAACTCACTCGGGCTATTCTTCATACAGACTCCCACTTATGCTTGTCACCATTAAATGTAGTTTTAGATAACGTCTTAGTACCTGTATGATATATAACAACACCTTCTGGATCCATAAACCCTGGAGATGCAAAACTTCCATGATCTATAAGGATCTTCATAATCTCATCTAAATCCTTATCATAGGGAGATCCTGTATAGATTATAGGTACAACACTACAGCACTCGGGGACATTAGGGTTCTCTGGATTCCACCTAGCAGTGTTAAATAGACTAAAGCGTCTCTCATTAAGATTATATCCTCTTTGAATACCAGAACCCCACCATTCTCCATAGTGTCTGCCAGGGCCTAGTTTCCTAAGCTCTTCCTCATTACTAAGACACCACTTACAGAATCCAAAGTTATCATCTTCAGGTGTAAGCCATCTGTTACGACTACCTACATACATGTTAAGATCGTCATCAAAAGATATCTGCCCATTAGTCCCATCAATCTTCTCTGTGATGATAACATCCTTCTTAATCCTACCGATACTAGGGAACTTTTCAAATTCCATTACCACCCTCCTTTTTAAGTTCTCTCTCTGCGAACCAGATAATCTTGTGAAGATCCCTTACCCTATCAGAATGACTACAGTGGCCTAACCTATAACAAGCCTTAAAGATATTACCAAGTGCAAAGTTCATCTTACGGAACTCTATAAGATCTTGGAGTTCCTTAGCATTTTCTGGTAGTGCATACTGTGAGGGGGTACTACTACCAGGCACCTCAAAGACTCTTGGATCTTCTAACTGCTTCCATGTAGATGTGTTGTTTAATACATCTCTCCACCCTTTAGGACTTGTCACGGATCTCTTCCTCCTTTGCTGCAAGCATGTAGAGGTTAGATATTCTTTTAGGTTTAAGTGGTTGCACCTCTTGAAGTACCCTACTTGTTCTATAACGAGTATAAGGATCTATGTACACAATATGTTGTTCTGGCCGTACACGTGTACGGTAGAGATCCATGGATACTCTAACAGCTCCTTCAATCCATTCTGCACTTTCTATAATGGCTGGCATCTTATTTATTCATCCTTCTGTTGTGCAAAGACTCCCCTTGGATCATCCCCTAGAAGTCTACTATAGTTATCCCTACTCCAGCAGAACCCTTTCAGCCTGAACCCTGCACAGCCAACCATTCTGGATATCTCGTATTTACTACAAGATGGACAAGGTAGGGTAGTTGGAAGATCTCTCAGATCAACTGGTTGGTTTTCTTCCCATGTCTTAGAGCACACCTTGCAAAAATATTCATACAGTGGCATCAGTCTTCCTCATCATCCTCGTCAGGTTCTTCTCCGTGCACCTCGATCTTTGATAAGAGAAACTCTATCTTATCATAGATCTTTGCAAGCTCTCTCTCCAACATATTGATTAGTGTTTTATCTTTCACGTATCCTCGTATGGTTCATATATTGTTTCCCACTTCTTAAAGGATCTGTACATCCCACAGGTCTCNGAGTNATTCTGCCAGTGCGTATCATACAACCATCTCTTTCTATAATGACAGCAGTGTCTTGAGCATGTACGCACTAGNCAGTCAAANGCAGAGCAGAAGTTATATTTCTTAATCTCCTGTGCTTCCAAACCCTCCTTCCCCCCTGTGAGTATCTGTAAGCTCTGATACTACATGGATATCAGAACCCTGATAGCTCTGAATGAATGCTATCTGTGCTATCCTATCACCCTTCCTGATATCTATCCCTTCATACCCATGGTTGAATAACTTAATCTTCACCTCCCCTCTAAAATCTGCATCTACAAGGCCAAGAGATGCTACACAGTCCAACTTAAAAGCCAGTGAGGATCTGTGAGACAGAAGACCAAACCACCCTTGAGGAATCTCAAGTGCTATACCAGTATTTACTATCTCACTGGTCTCTGGAATAATCAAGATATCCTCAGTTGAGTAAAGATCAAAGGCAGCAGAGCCATTAGTAGCCCTTGTAGGAACCTTAGCATCTTCACTAAGCAATTTAATGTTTATCACTATCTACTCCATCATCCAAGTTTATAAGGTACAGACCACCAAGGAAGTCTGCTTGATACTTAAGTACCACACCACAGCCCTTACACTGTATGAAAATACCATGTAAAGATAAAGCAAGCATAGGTGGTAATGGTCTCTGATCTATTCGATATTCCTTACCATCTCCTTGATCTGATATAATACCTACAGGCCCATCACAGAGTGGACAAGATGCTGAAAGGGTAGTAAAGATGTCACTCATCTATACTAATCATACTGTAGTGTTCTAAGGATCTCATAGTCTCGCAAAACACTTGCCATTGTGGTAGCTTATGCTTACTTCTTTGTCTGATGATGTTCTGCAAGGTCTTATAGTTAGTGCATACTATTCTTCGTTGTAAGAATCCACAAGGAAGCTTCTTCTTCAAGACATCTATAGGGATATTACCATCAATACAACTGTTAAGATGAGCAAGATAGGCTACATCAATACCACCCTCAAAGTCCTCTTGTCTGAGTCTACGCCTCTTCAAGGTGTGCATAGTGCTTTCAGATTGTTTAGACATAGAGATTCTGTATGTGTCATATTGAATCCAAAAATCCAACGGTGCTCTGATGTCTATCCACACACACATACTTTCAAGAAACTTATTATGCCCTACCCCTACAGGTGCTAGTTTCTCAGCGACTGTAGGCATAAGGTCTACAGGTTTATTGTAACTAAGAGATAAGCCAAGCATTGCTTCTTCAAACCCCGACTCTTTTAGAATCTTTACTTCCATCTAGTCTCCTTTATAAAGAAGATGTGAATTCCACCAATAGATATACTTATTGTTTTCTTCCATCTGACTCATTAATCCATCTAGATTCTTATCTACAAAATCTTTGTTATATAAAGTAAAAGAGTTACCACTCTGACAGAGAGCGAAGTAGTCTACCCTCATAGGAATATCTTTTACAATGTGTATTGTAACCCCTGTATACCCTTTAAATCCCATAGAGATTCATCGTTTCTCCAGACAGAATCCTGAGATGACCTCTACAGATTCTATATTATCTGCTCTAAGTGCTTGAAGAAAATCATTAAGATCTTCCAGTGACTTGAATTTATTTGAGAACTTACGGTTAGGTTCTTTCTCTACCCAAATCAGCCAGTATGATGGATGCAAATTGTTTTCCTTTTTATTTAGTATGTTGGATATATGATAGACTAAATTAGTGCCATAGAAAATGTCCAAACCACTAACCTGTTTATTTTTCTACAAGACTTATAAGATACTTACTGAACTCTTTAACTACTTCCTCTCTCTGATCATAGTAATCTCCACCATGAAACCCATATTCCTCTGAGAGATCTACAACGATATCCACGTATTCCATTATCTTCTCGTACTGTTCTATTGTCATAGTTAATCCATAGGTATGAGTCTAGGTACACCATCCAAGATAACACAACAACCCCTTATAGGTCTACCAAGTTGAGTCTTATTGTAAGCGAAAGGTGAGCCTTCATCTGATATTAGGCATCCTACGTCCACTCCGTAGATCATATCGGTTCCGTTATTAAAACCACTGGCAGAAAAGCGAGTGTGATGATGACCAATAGCAACACTTCTACCAAGTTGTTTAGCTGCACTCAATGCACCTCCGTCTACTGTATGAGCAAAGATCCAGTGAGACTTATATTTCTCTGATCTAATCCTAAGTCTATCATGAAATCTCCAAGTGCTAGGAGCACCTATCATTTCCCTATAAGGGACTATAGATTCTCTAGGGATACCAGCCACTACAGATTTCTTATACAACCTTTCTGCATGATTTGAAGATAGAACTTCCATATTAGGAAAGAGATAACTAAGTTTTGCTATATCCTTTCTACCTTTCTTCAACTCTGAAGACCACGTGTCAGGATGAGAGAGATCTTTGGGGTAGGAAGAAACTGAATAGAGATCTAAAAGGTCTCCCATACATACAACTCTATCGGGGTTATACAAATCTTTTTGTGCTTTTAGAAATTCATACCATCCTTTCACAGCATATGGAAAGTGTGTATCTCCAAAGCAAAGAACTACATTGTTATTATATTTCAAAAAGGTTCCTCTTATATTCTCTAACCTGATCTATATTCCATCTCCCCTTACAGAGATCTCTAGGCACCTTATCAGCATGGAAATATAGGAAGTTATTCTTTCTACTCCATTCTGCAAGTGTCATAAAGGTCCCATCCTTTCTCTCCCGACACTGACCATAAGCCTTCTTATCAGGATCGCTGAAGATAAATACAAGCTCCTTATCTGGATTATCTCTAGCTACTGCTATATACTTCTGGCAATCTGAGTGACCCTTGATGAAGTAACCTTTCACTTCTATAATAATATCAGGCTGCTGCGGGTGTATGAAGTCAGGGTTATATACATGAGGTACTGTATATTCTATACCAGATCCTTTAGGTTCATAGAGATATTCTGTCAGTACCCTTGTAGCAATCTTATGTTCTAGTGTACTTTTAAATGGATTAATTTTCCTCCTGCTCAATATATTTCCTCCATGAAGGTTCTCTATTCTGTAAGATCCACAACAGCTCACAGTTCTCTGACATAAACTGTTTCCAATACGAACCAAACCTTGACTGATATTCTTTACGTACTATATCAAACATTTCCCTGTCAGAACTCTGTGAGGATACCTGTTTAACCGCAGCACTCTTAGCACCTACACCATATAGTCCTAAGATATTATCTGTACTATCTCCTGTTAGCACCTGTGAGTAGAAAGATCTGTCAGCATCCACCTCCTTTACCCAGTAGCATTGTTTATTCTTCCAGTTATAATGAAGACCAGGAATACAATTTAGATCCTTATCTAATGTAACTATACAATCCTTTTCAGGATCATGACTTAGTCCTATAAGATCATCAGCCTCTATCCCTGAAGATACCTCTGCATTGTAGACATCTACAAGAAGTTGTCTAGCACTATCGTAGTGGAAAGGCTTACTTAAAGATACTCGATTACCCTTATAAGGTTGGATAGTAGCCTTCTCATACCTGAAGTTACCCTTCCCTGATAGGTACACCTTGTAGTCACAATCAAGATGCTCAATGATTTCTTCTAGGTATGAGATGATAGAGTCTCTACACTTCTCCCATGGTTCTGGGTCCTTATAGTGTGTGATACAACTATCATCTACTCCATCGTCTTTAAGGATTTGATTCAGTAAGAGCTTAGAGTCAAAGGTCTCTCCCTTATAGACCCACTTATTACCCTCACAAACACCTGCTACTGCGTAGACAATAATGTCTCCATCTATGTGCCCTATCATGTTGGCTTTACTATTTCCTCATAGAACTTACAGCACCTAAAGGCAGCCTCAATCTTATTGAACCTGTACTTTCCGTCAGGACTGCACCAGTTTCCTTTCTCCCTATACCACCCTCTACACTTGATATAATTAAAGCACCTCATATATGTAGATTCAAAACCTTTTAGTTCATCTACATCTATCATCTTCACCTCTCCAGGTTTCTCAACGAACCACCAATTGAAGGTGTGAGACAGTCGAGACCTCACACCTTTTGTAGGATTAGGCACTATACATTACCAGTAATAATGCAATAAACATTCTCTAATACCTTGGCCCCTAAGAAACTTTGAAATCTCTGGATAGTCCTCCTCCTCATCAACAACAACAAATGGAAAATAATTAAAATCATTTCCTAGTTCGTAATCCATCCACAATTTTTCAACATCTTCTTTAACTTCAGGAGGGCAACAAAAGTCTTGGGAGTATAAAACATACATACTCTTTATACACTCTTCCATGTTAGTACTCATCTACCGTAGTAGGTGTAGACTGAGATACTCCTTCAGTAGTAGACATCTGACTGAACTCTTCCCCGTCAGGCAACCTTTCACTTACCTTACCATCACCATAAGGTATAAGGTTAATTACTTGTACTGCCTGGAAGTCAGCGTTAGTTCCCTTCTTCCCTTTATATTCCCAGTTATATGTAGCGTACTGTACAACTACATCAGATCCATTACCTATGATGGAGTCTACAGGTTCCCTATTAGCGTCTACTTGTTTAGGTACAGGATTGGGTGCTCCTGTCTTCTTATTAGTTACATTACGTTTGAACTTATACTCGAAGACTCCATCATCATTCCTACGTACTTTAAGCCCTACAGCTTTCAACTTAGCTGCTTCATCATCTTCCATCTGAATAGTAATACGATAGACAGGTTCAAATTTAACATCAGGTTTCTGGATGAAAGACCAAAATGATTTACCTTTACACAATGGCATATATTATTCTCCTTTAAATCGTTTTAAAAGTGCTTGTTTAGTTTCTGTAACTCTCTTATGACCCGAACCTAAAGCTTTTCCTGCAGACCTCACTCCCTCATTACCAATGATGCACCTCCAATACACCTCTCTCTCAAAGGAATCTTTAGGTTCTAACCTCTCTATGAGTCCTGTGTCATTCTCATCTCCATCAATAAGTAGTTTAGTGAAATCAGGAGTAGAGAACTCTTCACGGTCTCTCTCCCCACAATCTGCTATATAGACTTCGTTGTGCTCCTTCTCTACTATCTTAGTTATCTCCTTCTGCATCTTCCCTCTCATCCTTGCAGATGCATATGTCCTAAAGAGTACTAACCTATTAGGATCATAGCGTTCTGCTGCTTCTACAAGGGCTATAGAAGCTACACCCATTAGGTCTTCTTTATGTGGTTCAAACCTAGAGTACTTCCTTTGCTTCAGGAATGACCGTACTACTACACCTATCAGAGACCAGTGAGCCTCTACCATTTCTTTTATTTTGTCAGACATTCCCTCGCCTTAATGATCCTTGCGTTAGTATTGGTGAGTTCTTTCTCAAGCCATTCAAGTCTGGCGAAGAGTTCTGAAAGGTCTTCATATAAAACCCATTCTCCATTCTCATTAGACTTAAAGGTTGGTTGATCAGACCCTTCAGTATCTATACTATACTCACAGTCTAGTGTGTATCTATTTGAAATCATCTACTATCTCTTCGTATAAAGTAACATCAGTTTCTGGATTTTTAATATAAACAACTACTTTGAAATTATTTCTTTGAATCCAATCCATAGCTTTCTCTTTTGTTGAGAAATATATTTCAGTATTTCTAGAGATCACCCAGAAGTTGTAAGTATCATGCTCCCAAGTTTGAACTACATAGACCTTCTTCATCTCAACTCTCAAATCTAACAGCCACTTCCTGGTCAACCCAATCACGAAAATCAAGATCTTTCGGCCAGTTGTCATTTTCTTCTCCAATTATCCACCTAGTCTCGAACTCGTCGAGTTCTTTCTTTGCCATCTGTACATATTCTGATACTGTCATTTTAATCTCCCTATTAAATTAATGAACCTCTGCCCATGACATTCCTACTTTACATTCAGCCTCTACAATTTCTTTTATTTTGTCAGACATTCCCTCGCCTAAAATTAGAATCTACCCAGTAGTGTTTAACAGATACAATTAGGTTTCCTTCTTTGTACTTCCTTTTCCTTGCAGCACTAGTGAATTTATCACCACCTAATGTATCTAAAGTTCTAAGAAGATCTCGAAAGGTTGCTCCGATTTCCATTTTTGTTTTACATCTCCCTTCTAGAACCAGAACACCATTAAAGAATACCCTACACCCATATCTCTTTCCTGTCCACGTAGCTTTAGTAGTATACATGATTAATGAACCTCACTCCAGTTAGCACCTACTTTACATTCAGCCTCTATAGGAACCTTCAGATTATAATAGGTTCCTGCATCCCTTGCAGATTGTAGAAGAATCTCACACGTATCTTCTACATCTACATCCAGTGTTCTATATTCTAACTCATCGTGCATATTAATAATCTGTGTTGCATCTAGACCAACCTGCAAGATTCTTGCATTAGCTATTAGGTCCCATCTCTTAAAGATAATAGCAGCAGAGGATTGAATAAGAGCATTGAGTAGCTTATGTCTTCCCCTTATAGATAACCTTCTACCATCAAGACCTACAAGACACTTGTTCTTTCTGTAATATTTCTCTAAAGAATCTATCAGACCTTTAAGGCCAGGGTTTGCTGCCCAGAATACTGCCATCTTCTTTTCTGATTCTTCTAGAGAACAGTCAAGGATACTGGCAAGCTTCCTGGCAGAGGCTCCAAACATAACATTAGTGTTCAGTAGTAGTCGCTAATTACTACCCGGAATTATATCCAGCTTATAGTTTCCTATAAGATCAGACTATATCATCAACAGTATCAAAGATACTGAAGCCCACCGCTTCCCCCCGCTTGGAGGTACTCCCTCTCGGGATAGTCGTTGCACTTTCTCTATGGTATGTATATATACAGCAAATGGTGTTTCTTTAGAGATTAGTTCAGGATCACCATATCCGATAAGGACTTAGGCTTTCCCTGAATTCAATGAGTTTTATATGCGCTCATGTATTAACGCATAGATCCATGTCTTCGCAGTATTTCTTGAACACCCTAGAAGATCTGCATTGTACTGATGAGAGTCCTCTACAGAGTTCATATGATTCCAGTAGGCACCTCCATCAAACTGTGATACGAAATNCCCAAGTAACCTATTCTCTATAGCAGCTAAGTCACACCCAACCATCTTATATGGGGGGAGACAGATGAACAACTCTCTCATCTCTTTCCCTAATAGAATATTAGGGTCTGCCTTCGGAATGTTAACGATGACCCTATTTTTAGTGCGACCGG